TTTGAATAATTATCATTAACCAATTTACGTGGCTTGGAATTATTATTTAACCATATCAAATGGTTTTTAAGTTGGACCTTAAGAGTTTCAACTGTTTGTTGAAGTTGCATCCAATTCTCGTAATTAGAATTTACTTGCATTAGTTCTAATGCATCAATTCTAGTTTTTAGTTTTCTAACCGTATTGTCTTCCATATTATAAATCCTCCCTGAATCTTAAACCTACCGGAAATCTTGGCTGACCATATTTGGTCATTCCCTGATATTTAACTGTAAGAATTTTACCGATTACCAATGATGGGTCATTAGCATACTTGGTGAGTTCATCCATATTACCTTTTAATTTAACATCGAATGTGGTGTCACCATTCTCACAAGTAAACACTGCCTTACCTGCCATACTCCCTTTTGTACCAACCTTTACACCAACGATTTTAAACTCACTGTCATCAAACTCTTTGATTTTTTGTAAGTCATACGAACGTTTATAAACGTATTTACCATCAGCATTTCTTACCATACAACCTTCAAAACCTTCTGCAAGAAAGTGTTCAAAGGCTTCCATGAGTTCATCTTCGTTATTAACCACAATGGTTTCAACAATATGAATAGGTGTGCCTTCATAATGCTCTCGCATTGCTTCCAAGGTCTTATAACGTTCCATGTTTGTTAACGTAGGATTCGGAAAATCATATACATGGTATTGAACTTCCTCATATCCTTCAACTGGTTTTTCCTGACGAATTTTTGAACTAAGTTCTTCGAAATTATTGTGGTATTTGTGGTTATATAATTCGCCATCAAATCTGTTAAGAATAACAGGATTACCAAGTGCTTCTGCAATATGTGGCACACTCAAAATTGGTTTTCTGGTTCTTGACCACAATGTTGTTTCACCATTTTCATTTTGTGAAGTACAACGGTGTCCATCCAACTTTGGCTGTGCCAGTGCAGGATATTTAATCTTGTGTCCCTGTTCACTGAATTTGTGTGCAAGCATCGGGAATACGCCACCTTCAATGATAGCATCGGTTTTACCCTGTTGTGCATCTTCGATGGATTCCACGTAACCTTTCTTTAACTGTTTTTCCCAACGACCTTTAGCTTGTGCAAATGCTTGTGCAAATGCAGATGTTTCATTTGCTTTACCAATATTCTTACCTTCAAGAACCTGCTCCTTACTTTGCTGAATTTTACCACCAACCTGACCGTAATCATTTATAATGGTAGCAATTCCATCGACATCATAAACGCCAACTTGCCATTCCTGTATTGCACCCGTACTGGTTTTCTTGAAAAGAACCGGAAAAATTTTAGTGTCCATAGTTATTATTTTATATTGTTTAATTCGTTTTTAACGTCTTCCCAAAACTTAATAACTTTATTATTCCAATCAAACAAAAAGTTATCATCAATATATTGTTTTTGTTCTTCGAGTTCATCAATCACTTCGCTAACTGAAATTAATGCACAATTTTTAAGTTCCTCGATATCGTGTTCAAATAATGTTGAATTAGCACCCGCATATTCCTGATATCTATAGGAAGTAGCTATTTTAAATTTACCGATTAATTCGGTTGCTTTTTCTTTTGCAGTTGCCATTTTATTTATTTTTTATATTTAATATCTCCACTACCTGTTCGAACACCACCAATAATATTACCTGCGTTAACATCACCACTTCCGGTTTGAATGCTACCACCAACATCACTGCATTCAACATCACCACTTCCGGTTTGGATATTACCGGTGACCGTATTACAATTAACATCGCCACTTCCGGATTTGAGAGTATTCACATTGCCGTTAATCAATAATTTATTACAATTATCAATCTGGACTTCATTAATGTTACCTTCAACCAAAATGTTTATTTCTTTTCCATCGGGAGTGACGTTCTTACCATTAACGATAATTTGATTACCTTTCATTGTAATCGAACTGCCTTGGTATGTTACCCCATTAATTTCAATACTTGCCATAATTATATATTTGTTGATTATACGTATTCAATTCTAATAATGTTACAAAATTAATACATAAATTCATATTTATCTTCAATTTCCCTTTGAATATATTGGTTCTCATCGTTTTCGGATAAGCCTAAAGGTACTCTTATATCAACATCTTCAATAATATCATTTGGAAAACTACTCCAAGTTATTTTTATCTTAACGATTTTCATATTATGCATTTAACCTTTTTTCAAATATTCTTTTATGTTTGGTAAAGATTCATGCTTATAGTTTTCCCAGAATTCTTTACCCATTATTTTCAGGTATTCTTTAAACCACTTATAAAGCATGTGCGGATATATTGCATGGTTAGCAAAACCATATAGTCCGCAACTAAAAAAATTGTGAACCTCAATTACAAACGTCTTTTCGTCAAAAACTCCAACGTCTAAAGTATATGCAACAGGTGCATTTTTATACGCTATAATCATTTGATTTATTTGTGATACGTCCGGAAACATTGTGAAATCACCACTATAATTTTGTAACCCAACGAGTTTATCTTGATAAACAAATGCACGCCATTCGCTTTCAATATCAATTAGGTCACTAATTTGATAATTTCCGGGTTTAAGGTCATAGTCCGCACCAATTATTTCAGTAAATGATTTAATTTTATCATTAGATTTAACAAATACTTTTCCAAAAGGTGGTGGGCATTCTGTATAGGTATTAATTATCTTTCTATTTGCATATGGAAATAATAGTGAAGGAACATTAATGGGTTTCGGAGTTATGCCATAGAAATACATTAGAAAGTCGGTAACAAAATCCACACTACCCACAGGCACATAGTCTTTATGATAATCTTTGAAAGGATTAGGATAAATCATATCGGGGTCGGTTATCTCATAGGTATTTGCGAATTTAACCACGATTTTATCCTCTGGACTTAACCACTTCTTAAATCTGATTGATTCAAGCAAGGTAAATGCAAAATCATGTCTGATTTCACCGTTGATTTTTTGTATTAGGAATTTCATTATTTTCCAAATTTAATTGATAAACCATGAGTCTTAGCGACTCTATCTAATGATGTTATTTTTAATGCGTTGAAAACATCTTCCAAATTATCAGTAATTTCAGTTGTCCACCACTTATCTTTACCAAATGATATTTCATATACGGGTTTATCTTCTGTATACCTAATACCTGTTACAATACCTGATATTATTCGAACACCGAATAATCCATTATCTAAAATACCATACTTTGGTTTATTTAAATTTTCCATTTATTTAGGTTCAAAGTTTTTATCCAGCCAATATACAAGTGGTGCACTATCTTCATCACCACCATACAATTCTTTAACATATTGCTCACGACTTTCATCAAATGCAGATAAACCATACCACCAACCTTCGTTTTTAAAGACTTCCCAAGCATCATTAGCTTCCTTATCACTTCTAAAAACAAATGTTTCTTCACATATCATTACAGTGATTGCAATGGGTTTGAAACCAGCATCAATAACTTCTTTTAACATTCGACTATCTGGAGTGCCATATGTACGTGCATGGTCTTTGTAGTCATCATCGAATAAAGTTGACATAAGAATAAATTTTTAACAAATATATTAATAAATTTAATTAAAAACAATATAAAAATCCCTTTTCAGATTTACTACTAATTATTCGTAAACCTAATCGTTCTGCAATTTCTTTTGGTGACATTAAATGCAAATTACTGCTCATTGTAATTGGAACTTGTTCCGGAATTTGGTCGCAACAAGTAAGTACTAGGTATTTAGTAGATAATTTATTATGATGATTATCGCAAGATAATGCATAACTCATTAAATCCAAATCAAGTACGGTTTTCCGGAACTCACCTTGAAAACCCATAACATTGGTTTCTTTGGGGTTTTCTTTGATGTATGAAGTATCCATACCCACATTACTCATGTAGCCATTCCCATGACGGGTTTGATATGCACGACTAACATAATATGTTTTGATGTCATCGGTTTCCAAACCATTATTACGTATGATTTTCAATGCATTTTTTGAAGTGGTATTACTTCTTGTAACATGTGGAAAGAACCCATAGTCTTGGTCAAGTAAAATGCCCTGTCCACCTTCGAAAATCAAATCTTTATCAGCACTAAGTGCTCCAGTACCTTCAAGGTCATTAACAATTTCGTGGGTTTTGACAAATAAATCGCAAGATTTTATGAATTCATCATATAATAATCTCGTATAGGCATTTTGATGTGGTTCTTCGGGTTCAAAATTATAATTATAATAATTATTCATTAATAACCGGAGTTTTTCATCCCTGATTTTTGGAAATTGTAAGTCCCTTACATATAGGTGATAGTGGTCTTCATTTCTTTGAATGGTTGCACCGAAACCCACACCCACACTACCGTGATTAATTTGTATTTCAGAACTTCTATTGTGCGAAATGTCGAAAGGTGTAGTCACCATTGCGTTTGCATTGTAATAAACAATGGGGTCTATACCAAATTTCTTAAGTGCTTCGCCCTCACGAATTACCGCAACTGGATTTACAGTACAGTATTCACTCCAATAGGTTGCAACACCTCTAAGTGTACCTGAACCATAATTTGAAAATGCGTGGTGGATATTATTATGGACAACAGTATGTCCAACTTGATGCCCCCCGTTGAATCTTATAACTAAGGTGTCATCAACATTGCCACATAACGAATTAACAGTTGAACCCTTACCTTCATCCCCGAAGCCAAGTCCGAGAATTATTTTTATCTTTGCCATATGTTAATATTTTTCCCGATTATACGGATAATTAAAATTAATGTTACAAAAAAAGGGACATATTTTTCAACATGTCCCTTTTGTCTCAAATATGTCTCTATTAAAGTTTTAACGTTCCTTCGTCAGGTGTATTAGCGAGTGCTGTTGCACCAACTACTGCGAGTGCTGTTGAGACTGCTCCTGCGATTGATGCACTGAATTTGCTTACAACGGATGCCATGTCAACACCATGCTGTACCGCAATAAGGGTTGCAATGGTTTCACAAACCGCATTGTAGTCATTCAACACAATGAGTCTTTCTCCGAGCATTCTTTTCCAATAACCCAAAATTTCGTCATCGTCACGGTAACTACCCTCATTGATATGTATATGGTATACATTATAAAGTCTCTGTGCTTCGTCCAAAATCTGTTGGTCGGTAACTAGCTGTGCCTCTGCATAACCAAGTAGTTCTTTCAGTGTTTTGACATCAAGACTATCCCAACTTGCTTCGTCACCAATTGTAAAAAGGAAACCTTTTTCATTACGTTTCTCAAAACAATCGATACTAGTGTGGCGACCTGCGGCAAGCCATGCAAGAAGATAACTTTCTTTACGTTGCCCACCACCATTACCTTCAATATGAACGCTAGTTAGCCATTTGTCAAGTTCATCAGTACCTGCTTCGAATTGACCAATTTGGAGTGGAAATTTATCGGTGCGATGGTCACCGATTGCTCCGAAAAGGATTTGAGGATGTTCGACACCATTATTAATGATGGTGTTCATCAATGCACCGAGTTTCTCCTGTGCGATTGTATGGGGAATTCTACCCATACTACCTGTTACATCAAGAAAAACCATTACAGCTAACGATGTTGGGTGAGCATCACTGTCACGTGATTCTCTAATTCCAAGGTTAATTGGGTCCATATCGCTGTTGATAGTCTTCGCAAAGATTTCATCAGCACTTTTACTGGCATATTTCTTACTTGAAGTAAGATTGGTATATGCATCATCAGACCAACCACTGTATCCCATGATTATTCGGCTTTTGGAGTTGTGCAATCGCAATTGTCAGCACAAGGCTCACTGCAATCACATGGTTTATCACCCTCTTGAGTGGGTTCTGTATCTGCAACAACTTCCTGTGTTACTTCAGGTGTAGAAACAGCAGCTTCCTGAGTTTCCTGTGCCTCAACCATTTCTTCGAACGTCTGTGGCTTTGAAAAGGTGTCTTTTCCCATAATTTTAAAATTTAATTGTTAATACTAATTATATTCAGAATGCAATTATACGCAATTTATTTCTATAATGTTACAAATTTAGCGGATAAAATTTTTTCTCAAAGTTCTTTTTTAATAATTCTCTGTACTGAGCGTATTCCTCAACTTCATTTTGATGCTTAGTCAAAAGAAATGTTAGCATTTCCTGGTTCACATCTTTATTAACCTTCAACTTAGTACCTGCTCCTGACCTATCACCTAACAAATATAGTGCAATCTTCTTACATAATTCCAAATCAATATCTTGCGTGGCGATTTTTTTTGTAAATAATGTAGTTGGATACCACATTTTATATTTAGCACTAATGGTTTCGGCTTTCTTATCCAATGGAGTCATATGATAGAACGAAATCAGTATAATACCGTGAGTTTCAGGCACTACAAAGACTGTTGTGGGGTTTAATCCCAAGTGAGAATACCCAATGTTTCTAAGCCACAAGGTAAACTCGAACATCCTACTGAACAGCCAGTTAACGTGATTTTGTGACAATTTCTGATTTGTGAGTGGAACTGCACGGTCTTTCAAATAAATTATAAGTCGGTCATTTTCCAGCTTCATGCTTTCTGGCAGATAACGATGAAATACTACTGACGCTTTGTCAGACTTTGACATTAATATTTTGTAGTTATTAACGGACTTTGTGATTAGTTTACGATTGGTATCGTTAACAGTATACACTATTTTCTTTTCAAAAACCCGGAATGGTCCGGTTTCATCAACATATCCAATACCATTTTCAACGATATCTTTGTAATAATTCAATTTTGCCATTGCTTCCGAAGCCTTTGCTTGACTACAAGCATCGGGATGAATCAATTTACTGTATTGTAAATATGTTTTTTTCCAATCATCCGGAAAAATATCTGAAGGTTTTTTTGATACTAAGATTTTACCAATCAATTCAACGTCTGTCATATATTATTATTATTTATTTGTTGTATCGGGTTCACTATATAGATATAAGCCATCGCAGAAACCTTCTTTGTAGCCGTCAATCATTCCCTGATTATATCCTTTAATGCGACTAGAATCACATTCTAATATTTGCCTTTCACGTTCAGCTGCAGCTAGTTTATTGCCTTTCCTAGCTAAGAAAACAATAAAAATAAGAAAAATAATTAATACGCCTATTATTAGATAGTGATATTTATCTTTCATAACTAAAATGTTAACATTTATTACCATTATTATTAAAGACTAAAAATTTAAATTTCAAACCTTTGTCCATAATAGATTATTTTTTTGTAAATTAATCATCGACAACCTATCTTAAACTATTTAAATATCGTTTAGCTCTATATGTTATTGTTGGAGTAAGACCAACATAATTGTCACATTGGAAAAAATTAGATTGTTGCCAAATTAAAAAATCACCATCATCATCAAATATAATGTACCGACTGAAATCATAATAATCAACACCAAACCATGTCTTGCAGTTATCTTTTAACCAACTATAAATTTCAACGCCTCTAATTCTTTCCTCACTGTGACCAGTCTTTCCTATTATAGTAAATGTCGCACCACAATAATTAAATATTTTCTGAAGGTCTTCAACAGTCCAACCACTACGCATACTTGCACTGAGCACCACTGCGCTATTGGTTTCGGCACAGAATTCATTGAGTAATTGCATACGCATTGGACACATTTGACTCTTATAGTAATCAAGTCTTGAAAGTTCTTTAGACTTAAGTAGTTTACGTAAGTACTTCTTTACCGTCTTGTAGAATGGAATGTCGTTATACTTAGTTAGTTGCTTATATCTTTCTTCGTAAAACAACCCATAATTGAGTACACCGTCACAATCCAAAAACAGGCAATTATTAAAAGTATTGTTATTATTCATATTTCCAGATGTGATTTCTAAATGTTCCTCTTTTACTACCATTTTTTAAGTATTTATTTAAGTTTGATTCTGAACACAATAATGTATCACTAATTTCTTTTTTGCTATTCCAAGTTTTAATCAAATTCATGTTAATATCATATTGAAGCACTTTTCTAAAATGTCGAACATTTTCTCGATTAATGGTGTTATTTAAAAACATATCATATTTTCGCTTCAAATAATATTTGAAATTATTGTCAGAATATATAAATTCTAAAAATCTATGTGCATCAGAATATAAATGCATTTTCCAAACATTTGGTTTGTTCTTGGTGACGCTACAACAATATTTTGGAGTTATATTTAAATTTACTTCAATGTATTCTGAAATGAATTTTAGAATTTCTTGTGTTGATATTAGGTTAATTGTTAAACGATTTTTATATTTCCCTTTCCACGAAACCGACCCATCTCCATCAAATAAACCTGCAATAAAATACGAATAATATTTTTCATCAATTTTTGGAAATTCCAATACATTTGTTTTATCCGAAGTGACACCTAAATTAATTAAATGTGACGTGAATATTTCATTTCCAATTTGAATGCTATATGCAGTATACGTTTTATTTGTTCGTTTATCAAAATGCACCCTTTTACTAATAGCGTGTTCAGCACCAATAGCTTCTTTAAATCCAATAATAACATCCAAATCTTTTGAAATTAAAGATACCTTATTATTACTTTTATTAATACAACCATCTGCACAAATAAAACCCAACCAATATGCTTTATCATTGGAGTCAATCTTTTTAAAATAATCAACATTAAGCGCAAGGCGGCTCATATTCAATCTACTTTTCTTTAACTTAATAATTCCATTTCTTCTTAATATTAAATTAACTCCCGATTGTGTTCTATCATACATGATAGCAATATCATTTTCCGATTTTGTTTCGTATAAAGAAACAATTTCATTTTGTAATTCTTTTGACGCATATTTTGTTCCCATATTAATATTTTATCATAAATACGTTCCCTCATCAAAAAAAATCATTTTAGTAAGATTCGCTATCAATTAGTTTTTGTCTTTCTTCGAAAGTTTCGACTTTAACAATACCACAATACTTCTCGAAAGTCTTTTCTAGGTCTTTGCGGAATTCTTCAAGTTCTTCTTTATTATCAAAGTAAAAATCGTTTTTTAATACCCACTCTACTTTGAAAATACCTACGGATGGGTCTTCATCTGATGTAATGAGGAATCCACTTACTTTAATTATTTCCATAATTTTATTATCGCTTTTCATAAATTTTTCTCATTATACGAAACCTAGATTTAAATTGTTACAAATATACCTATATTTATTTATTTTGCAACAAAAGTATTTATTCCTACGTAAAAATACGTTAAAATTTGTAACAAATTAAAAAATTATTCGTATAATTGCAAAATATAATAACTGAAATATGAAGATATCCAAATTAATTACATTGATTATAGTATCATTAGTTTCAATGGCTATGATAAGCGGGGGTCATGCTAAATCATTCGAAAAATCTACAGAATCGACAATTCTTACTGTTATTCCAAATCCCGTTATTACGGAAGTCGTTACCCCAAAACCCGAATTCGAATTACTATACGATGATGTATGGGGTACTATTTATCACGCTGAAAAAAGACAGTGTGATGATAGTCCAACAATTACCGGTGATAGGTCTAGAATTAATCCACATAAAGCAAGTCAGCACCGTTGGGTAGCTATCAGCCAGGAAATGCTAGATAACGATTATCGCAAAAGTAAATTAGTTTATGATAGAACCAATTTATATAAAGGTAAAATTAAATACGGTGATACCATTTGGATTGAAAGTCCATACAAAGAAATTAACGGATGGTGGGTTGCTAGGGATGCTAAGAATAGTAGATATACGAAAAGTATTGACTTCCTACAGACCAAAGGCGATAAATCATTATATAATGGTGATAAACTTTGGAGTGGTAAATTTGAAAACGTTAAAATTTATAAAAAATCTATATAATGGGAAATATTAGAGATTATTTACAAGCAAATTACGATGGTGCTGATAAGGTTTATTACAGCCTACTTGAAGTTCTTACAGATAAAAAGAAGAAAATTAAAATACTCCAAGATGAAATCACTTGGCTTGAAGAAGACCTAGTAAAAGCAAAGGGTAAACTTGATGAATATACCGAACTTCTAAATGAATTAAATCAAAAGGAAAATGGTTGATAAAATAGAAATAATTAAAAATTATGCACGTAAGTGCTATGACGATGCCAACTGTGAATACGGTGGTCAAAGTTATTTTCTTCATATTAATATGGTAAGAAATAACGTTCATAAATATAGTGCAGTCTTTAAAAATATTAGGGATGCCTATAATACACAAGCTGCATCATATACCCACGACCTCATGGAAGATGCTAAACAGACCTACAATAATATTTGTGATGTTTGTGGTAAGGACGTTGCGGATATTACATTAGCTGTAACCGATGTTCCGGCAGAGAACCGTCTGATGAAACACTTGCTTACTATGGGTAAAACCGTAAAAGATTATCGGGCAATTATATTGAAAATGCACGACATGCTCGCAAATGCAAGCTATAGTAAATCTGAGGGTAGTTCAATGTATAAAAAATACGTTAATGAATATGCCTATCGTAAGCCTATCTTCCAAATGGCATTGGTTTGGTATAAGGATAGTCTAAACCAAGACGTACTTGAAGAACTATGGAAAGAACTTGATGAAGTGCACGACATAACCACTGCAAAAGATTCATTAGAGTTCAATTTTAGTGGTTTATAAGACTTACAAATTAAGCGTTAAATGAACAATAGTCCTCACATATTTCTCGATATTGATGGTGTACTAGCTACATCATATCAATTCAATACCAATAGAAAGAAGTGGCATCCTGCTTTAAATTGTTATCGTTTCGATGAAAAATGCGTTAAGGTTTTCAATTCAATTCTTGATAATCTCAGTGGTGCAAAAATTATCCTATCAAGTGATTGGAAATTGAATTACACCATCGAACAGATGAATGAAATTTTCAAATGGAATGCTGTAAATGCAATTGTTTCTGATACTACGGCTTCTTCATGGGGTCATATATTTTATAGTCTACAACAACTAGAGGAATGTCGTGCATACGAGATTAACAAATATGTTGCCGAGCACACTTTAACTAATTGGGTCGCTATTGATGACTTAGATTTAAGCCAGTGGATAAGTCCGGAACATTTTGTTATAACTCCACGTGTCAGTGAAGGCATTAAACAATGTGGTATTAAAGATAAAATTTTAAATCTTTTAAATAATGAAAACTAAAATTATTGAAGTTTGTGATGCAATATATGTGGACGTTTCATGCGAAAGAAACGATTCAACTGACATTAAATGTGGTGGTCCTGCAATGCTTGGCTACGAATTCTACGTATCTCCAGATGAAGATATTTTCAGTTTAATTGATTTCATTAATGATTGTGTAAGGAAATATCATAGACCATTTATTGGAATCAGTACTCGTGAAAAGAAAGATTTTCCAATAGGAAACCTATGGACGAGAGAAGAAATCGAAAAATGTATTAAAGAAAACGCAATATGAGTTTATTTGTAGTTGATGTAGAATCGGATGGTGGTTTATTGGGTACGCACAGTATGGTGTGCTTTGGGGTGGTTATGGTAACTCCGGAACTCGATAAGACCTTTTATGGAAAAACAAGACCAATTTCACCCATATATGTACCCGAAGCACTTGCTGTAAGTGGATTCAGTAGAGCAACGCACGAAACTTTTGATGACCCCAAGAAAGTAATGACTGACTTTGATGCTTGGCTAAAAGATAATTCTAAAGGCAGACCAATTCTTATTTCAGATAACAATGGATATGATGCATCTTGGATTAATTGGTATTTTCTCACATATCTTGGGAAGAATCCCTTCGGATGGTCTTCACGTAGAATTGGTGACTTATACTGCGGAATGCAAATGGATATGTGGGCAGGGTGGAAGAAACTTCGTACTACAAAGCACTCGCATCATCCGATAGATGATGCAATGGGCAACGCAGAAGCATTGCTTAAAATGAAAGAAATGGGTTTAAAAATTAATAATAGATAATATGAATTTTTTTAAAAGTATGTTTTATATTGTGCCAATAATGATATATTTTTTTATGGAAGCACTTCTTATTGGAATTTTTATAAATTTTGCCTGGAAATCTGTTTTATATCCTCCAACAAATATTTACATAACATATTTCCAATGGGTTATTATTATTTGGACTATCAAAGTTTTATTATTTGATGTATTTAAATTTGTTAGTCAATTAAATGATTTCAGTGAAAATAATTATAAAGAAAATAACAAAGAAAATGAGTAGATACGTAAAAGAAACACCGAGAATCAACATAAAGTTTATAGATTCCGATACAGAAGAAACGCTTTTTGAAGTAAAAGATAGAAATCCAACAATGTGGGAGACATTTTTTCGGACTATATATCAACATCCCTGATTAAGGATGAACATAAAAATAAAAAACTCCCCAAAAATGTTATGG